ACCGCGGCTAAGGTAAAATTGTACGAGCGTTCGTTTGGTCCGCCAGCGGGGGCTTTTTTCTTATACAACGTCCATACTGGACACGAAGAGCATATGACGGAGCACTAAGATGGGTGGCAAGACTGGAACGACGACGTCTAGCGTATCTATCCCGCCCGAGGTTATGGCGCGGTATAACTCCGTTAACGCCACGGCTGAAAAAGCTGCAGGTACGCCGTTCCAGCAATATAGCACCGATCCTAATGCTTTCGTCGCCCCTTTAAACGAACAACAGCAGACAGGCATTAATAATATCAATCAACAAGCCAATGCTGCCCAACCCGGTTATCAAACCGCTATGCAGGGCACTCAGGCCGCGTCTCAAGGATATAATGGTCAGAACTATCAACAGGGCGTTCAGGCCTATATGAACCCTTATTTGCAAAATGCCATGGGATCGACCGCGGCGATGATGCAAAACCAAAACCAACAGCAACAAAACCAATTAATGGGCAATGCCATCCAGCAAGGCGCTTTCGGCGGAGATCGTGGCAATATCGCTCAAGCCGCTCTTATGGGCCAGCAAAATCTTGCCATGGGGCAGACGCTCGGCCAGATGGCGAATCAAGGTTACCAGCAGTCTGCTCAAAATTACATGCAGGGTCTGCAGCAACAAGGCGCGCTGGCCAATCAGTATGGCAACCTCGCTGGCGCCGCGCAGACAGCAGGCTTACAGGGCGCTCAGGCGCAGCTTGGCGCTGGTACGCTTGGCCAGCAGACCGAGCAGGCTGGCAAAACGGCACTGTACAACCAGTTCCAACAGCAGCAGGCCTATCCGTTCCAAGTGGCTCAATTCCTTGCCAATATCGCGGAAGGCACCGGCGCTTTGTCTGGATCGACCACGACGCAGACATCGCCCACGTCATTTTTCTCCGATCGTCGCCTCAAACACGATATCCATCGCATCGGCGAGACGGACGAAGGCTTGCCAATCTACAAGTTTAAGTACAAAGGCGACGACAAGACAAACATCGGCTTTATGGCCGACGAGGTCGAAAAGGTCCATCCAGAAGCTGTCGGCGAATCACATGGGTTCAAGACGGTCGACTACGATCGTGCGGCGCGTTACGCGGGCGGCTTAGTTGGCAATTCCGAGGGCGGAATGGTCACGCCCATGCATACAAAAGAAGGCTACTTTGAAGGTGGTGATGTAGTATCGCCAACCGATCTGTCGGCCATTCTTGCGTCGCAACAACAATCTTACGCCCCGTTCCAACAGGGCGGCTTATACGGTGCTACAAGTGGTGGGATGCCCGGCGGTAAAAGCCATGTCCCCGCAGGTAATTTGCCTGTGGCGCATCTTGCCGTTGCAAGCCCAATTAGATCACAAGAAGGCGAAACACTCGCTGGTGACGTTCATAGCGTTGCTAATATGGGTGCTGACGTCAGCAAGCTTAATCAATATCGTAAAGATATTATGGGTCAGAAAGCAAAAGCAGCTGTTCCCGCAACAGCTACAGCCGCAGCCCAACCTGCACAAGAAGCTACAGGCCTTGAATGGGTTAAAGATTATTTTGGCGGCAACCAACCTCAAGGCCAATACCGCGGCGGTCTCGTGCATGCCTATGCCGGTGGCGGCGATGTAGAACCTTACGCCGAAAACGATCCTATGTCGGATGTTGTTAAGAGTGGTGAAAAAAGCCCCACGGAACTTAAACTTTTGCAAGCCCATCAGCTTCCTACGGGCGGTTCGGGGTCAAGTACTCTTGGCGATGCAATGACGCTTATGGAAGCAGGCAAGACAGCATCTGAGGCCATCCCTGCATTCATGGCTATGTTTGCCGCAAGAGGCGGGCGCATGGGATATGAAGACGGAGGCAGCGCAGAGGGTGATGATGTTGTGGGAGCAATGGGCCCACAGCTTCCAAATAACCCTAATTATTATAAAGCACGAGCCGTTGAAATTGCTAAAAATGTCGGCATTGACCCAGTTGATTTTGTTAAATTGGGTCGAGGAGAAAGTGGTTTTGTTCCGCATTCTGGCGATGACAATTCTTCTGCAGGCGTAATGCAAAATCATATTGGTGGTGCATCAGCACAATTTCCTCATGGTGGCCGAGGCGATGAGTTTATTGCCAAGTATGCCCCTGATGAAATTAAAAACGGTACGCCAGAACAAAAGATTGCATATCTTAACGCGCGTGAAACTCAAATTCCGCAAATGCAGGATGCTGCTGAATATATTAAAGCAAACGGCGCACAACCGTGGACGGTTGCTAAACAGCAAGGTTTATTTGGTGCCACGCGCCCTGCTGATATGCCTGTAAAAGGCGGTTTAAACGCTCAGGCTACGGGCGCGCGTGGCGCACAAGGTTTCCAACCTCCAGAAGGGGACGCGCAGCCAAAATCGCTTGGCGATATGCTTACAAGCGAAAGTACTCTTGTTCCACTTTTGGCGGGCCTTGGCGCTATGGCTGGGTCTAAGAGCCGCTACCTTGGTTCTGCTATTCTTGAAGGTCTTGGCGCTGGCGCTAAAGGCTATGAAGACGTGCAAGCAAATATTGCAAGCCGTGGCCTCACTAACGCGCAACGCGATGTTCAAGCAACACTGGCCGGAAGCAATGCTCAAACAATTGCTCAAAATTCTATGTTCAAGGGACCAGACAATCAAATGTATATTATGACCGCACAAGGTCCAATGTTGAAGGGCTTGTGGGATCAAAGTCTTGCTCAAGGGAAATATATTCCAGCGGTCGGTTACGATCAGATGGTAACAATGATTTCCCGCATCCCCGGCGCGCAACCCGTAAGTGGCGGTCCGGCGCAAGGTGGAACAGCAACGCAAGATCAAACAGCGCCGCGGCAAGTTACTCCAGTCCCGGCCGCTGGCACTGTAAAACAAGTTGCGGGTTCGCCGGGTACTGAAATTGGTGACAACGGCCGAGCAATAGCAGAGCGTACTTATAATACGTCTCTTGTTAATCAGGCTGATTACGCGCCTAAAAAAGCTAAATCCAATGAGCTTGAAGATTCAGTGTTAGGCCAAAGAAATACCGCTATCAATCAAGGAAACCAAGCTAACCAACTTGCGGGAGCAATTCTATCCATTGATCCTAACGGTTGGAACTCAATTGGCCCAACATCTCCTTTGCGGAACACTTTCTCTAATTATTGGAATGATGTTTTGGTTAAAGCCGCGAATGAAGTTGGCTATACACGCGATCAAATGAGGGATTACCTCATCAATCCTGAAGACATTGGATCGACGCAGGCGGCCGCAAAAATTAAAGCTGCGCTTTCGTTCGCTGGAGCCGACGCAAATATGCAGCATTCTTTGGGTGCATTGCAAAATGCTAGCGCGATGGTTCCTTCGACAGAAAATTCTTACGAAGGTGCGGTCGACAATTTAGCTGGTATGTTTGTCAATAAACAAAAAGCAATCGATCAATATTCTTACCTTCAAAATCTTAAAAACCATGTTGCCTCAATAGGTGGACCGGCTATGCAGGATCGTTATCTGGTGCAAGATGCATTAAATGCTTTTGCCCTAGACCATAACGAAGCTCAATATGGCGCCGAAAAAGAACGCCTTAAGAAGATACTTGCGCGGCGCACGGAATCAGGAAGCTCTTACTTTAACGATTTATACACGGGCAAGAAAAGCATTCGAGACCTTGAAAAGGCAATGCCCGGCATCACTCGTTATATGCTAAACAACTGAGGTAACAACATGGCCGCTCCTATTGTCGACCCGGATGATGCGCTTCTTGACAAGCTGGCTGGTGTTGCTTCGGCTCCCGGAGCAGCCCCTCGTCGCGCATTAAGTGACGATGAATTGCTTAATCAATTGTCTGGTACAACAGCACCGGCAGCGCCAGCCCCACGAGGTCCTGCTGCTCCTGTTGCTCCTGATAATACCGATTATGAAAACATGACTTTGGGCCAAGCGGCATACAAAGGTTTGGGCAATTTGGGAGCAAGCGCAAAAGGTAAATTTCAGGCCATTGGCCATGCCGTTATGAACCCGTCTGAAACAGCCTCTGCGATAGGTCAAATTGGCACTGGTTTATATTCCAAAGCCAAGGGCATGTTTGTCGATCAAGACCCAGCTGAAAAAGCCAAGGCCGAAGCCATCGTCAACGCTCTTGGTCAGCATTACGCCGACACGTATGGCTCATGGGCTGGGTTTAAAAAAACACTTGCCACAGACCCGTTTGATATTGGCATGGACGTAGCAAGCCTTGTGCCCGGCGTTGGCGCTGCAGGACGAGCAGCAGGCCTCACAACCGAGGCCGCAGGGGCGGCAGGTAAGATTGCCCAATTAGGAAGCGCGGCAGGCAAAGCTGCGTCTATGCTTGATCCTGTTCAGGCTGCGATAGCGGCCGGTTCTAAAGTAGGTAGCACAGCGGCTAAAGCTGCAGATTGGGCAACCACAGGAACGCAATCGGTTCTTAGCGGTGTACCTAAAAGCCTTCTTGGCATATCCCGTGAAGCTGGTGCTACAACAGATGCTGAAAATGCTTTAGCCTATAAAAAATTTCAACGGGGGCAAGGCAGTATTTCTGAAATTGCAGATACTGCAATGGATGGTGTTGATGAATTAAAACAACAAGCATCAGATTCTTATCTTCAAGATAAGGCCAACTTAGCTAAGTCGCAAGTTCAATTACCTATGAATAAAATTCAAGCTAAATTGGACGAATTAAATGATTTTATGAACTCGGGTGGAACATCAAACCGATTTTCCAATATGAGAGGCATTGTTCAAGATATTAACGATCAAATTAATGCAACGCGTTTGAGCAAGGACCCAACGGCGCGAACTATGGTTGATTTGGATAATTTGAAGCAATCAATCGGCAGTTTGGCGGGCAATGCACCCGGTGCATTCAAAGGAAAAATAGGCGACATTGCCAGCTCTATTCGCGAAACAATTGCGGATCAAGATTCAAAATACGCCGACATGATGGACAATTGGAGCAATTGGAAGGACGAGTTAAATAATTTCCAAAAAACTCTTGGTCTTAATAATAAAGCAACAGATGCTGCTCGCCTTGCTAAAATGTTAAAAGAAGCAAAGGGGACTGATATGCCCCTCATTAACAAATTAGCTCAGACCCAATCGGGAAAAACTTTGCCTTATATGCTCGCAGGCATGGCTACACATCCATGGGTTGCACAGGGTTTGCATCAATATATTGAATACCCTGTCGCTGGCCTTGCGGCCCTTACGCATCCCGCAACTTGGCCGGGGATTGTTGGTGGTGCATTGGCATCATCACCGCGCCTTGGGGGCGCCACGCAATATGCCGTAGGAAAGGCGGGTAAATATCTTGCACCCGTTGGAACGGCTGCCGACTATGCTACCTCTGTTCCCGCGACATACGGCGCTACGCGCCTTGGTCAGGCTGAATTACAACAACATGCAGCCGGCGGCCGGATTGGTCGCAAGACGGGCGGCGCCGTAAGAAAAGACGCAAAGGCTGAAGCCCATCGCTTGATTGCCTTGTCTGAAAAGATTAGAAAGAAACAGGCTCAACAGACCGAGCCTTTGTTGAATTTGGACGACACTACCGTCGCCAAAGCATTGGAAATAGCCAATAGGGGTAAATGATGGAAAATATTGAACTTGAACTTAAACTAACCGTTGCACACGTTAACGCTATTTTGAAGCATCTTGGCGCAGGCGCATACGCCGAAGTGGCAGAAGTTATTAACTTGCTACATGGCCAAGCAAAGCCCCAAATTGAAGCCGCTGCTGCGCCCGCACCTGCTGCAGAAGCTCCTACAGAATAAACTTTCTGTAAGACAATTCGCGAATGATGTAGCCTTGCTGTTTAGTCGAATAGCGGGCTACATCAAACGCATCAAAATTATCCGATAAGTACATTACCATCATGGCAAAAATCATGATGTCGCCGTAGTACGCAATGACGTCCTCGTTTGGATCAAAATCCGCCAGACGCTCCGCCACGCGGTGTTCAAAACGGTGGATGTTGTCATCCCCGGCAAGATTATCAAACATGGGTAAGTCGCAAACGTAGACGATTGATGAACCAAGGCTAGCCAGCTCTTCTGGGTCAAACCGAAAGTTCGGGTTGGGCACGAACACCCTGTTGTATTTTTTCATCTACAAATTCCTGCTCTACCAACCAAAATTGCCAAAGCGGCAATTCATTCTTTAATTCGCCAAGCATATACTCGGCCTCTTCTCTTTCCATATTATTATCTATTAACATAGACCCGCGGGATAAGAAACCGCGCTGTTCACCCATTATCTGGTACATCTTTTTCCTTCAACATTTTGTAGTAATGCATGAGCATGTCGAGAGCATTGTCCCGCTGGCGCTCGGCATCCGCAAGCTTTTTTCTAAGCTCTATGATGTGGTCGATCGTCCTATCATCCGCATGGCGGTCGGTTGGGGCGTATGGCCCCAACCAGTTAACTCCGTGTGTTTTCATTGCCCCATAGCCTCTTGCAGGTCATTTGAGATGGTAGGCATGTTAACGGGCGATCCTTGACCACCAAGCTGTGCATAACCCACAATATCGTCCCAATGATCACGATAATTGGCATCACCTGTCAACAAACGTGACAACTTAACCGCTATCATCTCCAAAGCTTCCTTCTGCCCATCCGTTAAATTTTCCCAGTTTTTACCGCTGCGGAGAACGTCTTTAATGGACTGGCTGAGGCTGGCGTTGTCCCGATATACCCCATGAGTTTTTTCGCGTTTAGTGAGCAGCATCGATGTATCCTCTTTTAATGGTTCTATTAATCTTAATTGGCCAATCATTTTGGCCCCCATATCAGAGCCCATGAGGCTTTGATTCTTGTATAGAAGGTCTGCTTCTTCTGTTGTGATCTGTACTTCCGATCGGATATCACCTTGTGCCAATCCAAATCTTTTTGACCAGTCGACTGGCGAATGAAAAGCTCGTTTAATATATCGTAACGCTCTTCCCATTCCCGTATCACTTTGCGAAGGCGCTTTTCCTCCGTTACCGTGCCCCTCAGAGGCTGCTCCTCGATGATGTCCCACCTTTTATCCTCCAAAGTTCGATCGCTGTGCTTGCCCTTCAACATGGCTAGCTCGACATTTAGATCGGCAACTTGGCGCACGAGGCGCTCGTAATCTAATAAATTAGGCATCTTTAACTCCATTTCTTCGGATCAATAAGGCGGAAAGTCTGACCAGCCTGACCATTTTGACCATCTGAATGATAATAATCTTCAGTCTCAATCGCGCCGACTTCCTTTAACATCCATACCTGAGCGCGCACCGTGTATCGCTTGCTGTGTACCTCTTCAGCCATTTCCTCATAAGAACCAGAGAACTGGTCATAACCGTACATAAGGTACAGTTTAATCCACAATAACTTGGTTGATGAATTGAGGCCATTGTAAAAAATGGCTTCGTAGTAAGGGGAAGGCAGCATTACGCTGCCTCCTTCTTTTTGCACACAACCTTGAGAACTTCGAAGGGCTTGCCTTCCTTGGTGCATGCCGAGAACAGCTTGAACTGCTCTTCGGTGATGCCGTAGGTGGCAAACAGCTTGTCAAAATCCATGACAGAACGCTGGGAAAGGTTGACTTTGACGTCAACTTCATCACCGGACACGAGGTCGGTGCCGAGGGCTACGATCTCAGCCTTGAGAGCTTTTTTGGCGTCTGCAGCAGCTTTTTCAGCTTGGTCGAGATCGTAGTACTGGTCGGCGAGAGAGCGGTTCAACATCTGTATTCTCCATCTAAAATCTAATCAGCACCGCGCTGATGGACATAGGTATAGAGGATAGTTTTTTACCCGTCAATACCCCTGCATAAAATAATTCTTAAGATATACCCTATCAATCCAATTGCACAAAAAAATGCAATAAATTCAGCTATTTGTCTCGGTTCCATAATCTTTTAACCTCTCTTTCTATATGCGGCCGGACAAGCTCCGGCTGCTTATCTAACAATTTTTTTCTTTGCTCCTTGTTCTTGCCA